AAAACATAGTACATCTTGCGCTGATTTTCTGTAAGCGCCGCATCTACAAAGGTTCCGCCCAAATAGGCATCGCCATAAACAACGGGGATAGCGTTAACGGTACTTGGCGGTACTTGCAAGCGAACGCCGTTATCTACTTGTTGGTTAGATGTATTCGAACCAAATACGCGGGTAACAACATACGAAAGCGCAAAGTTAGCGGCAAAGGTAGCAACGGCGGTTGACATGCCGATGTATTCAAACGCCAAAATAATACTAGTTACCATTTTTATTCCCTAACGAAAGTTGCGCCCAATGGCTTGTAGCCGCGGCGCGTGTAATCAATCAAAGGCCCGTTTGCCGATATTGATGTACAAACAAAATCTACATCGCCCGCTTTTAACATTTCTTGCGCGCGCTTATCAAATGCTTTCCAAAGGCGGCCGCCTATCGTACTGTTGCGGTATTGGGGTTCTACCCACCATAACAGTTCGTTTAGTTCTTTTATTTTTGGCGACCAAATGTTAGAACTTTTATAAGCAATGATCGCGCCGCGCATATCCGAATCGATAAAAATGAACCCGCGGCCTTGAATGATGCTAAACAATAGTTCTTCAACATAGCGGGGAAAGTGATTACACGGTTCGCCAAGTTTTTTAATTGGGTTTTCATACGCATACGCCTCAACAATTTCTAACAACCTAGGGATATCGTATCTTGATGCCTGTCTTATCATATTCTTTTTACACTACAACATTACCGGATGTATTTGAACTATCGCTAACCGCATTCCCGCCGCCCGATGGCGCGCCGCTTGATGATTGCGTTTGCGTTTTAGGTGTACCGCCAAAATCAAAATAGGTTTGCATAATTTCCGCTACCCGATTCATTGATACATCGTTGGGATAAAGGAATTGCCAACTATTTTGGTTTGTTTTAACGCCGGAAATTCTGTTTTCCAAAATGCGGCGCATAGATGAACAAGCAATAGAACAAGTAGCAACGCGGCTACGCATTTCTTCGTTCCAATCTTCCGTTAGGGCTACGCTACTTACGATGCCTTGATAGCGCTTGAAAAACTGTTGCGTAGGCGTAGTAATGATTTGGTTGTTTGAATCAAAGAAGCCGCGCCATACTTCAACCAATGAACCTTTAATATCGTTGCCAAGGATGATGCCTACATTGGTAGGATCGATGCCCGTTAACGCAATCGTCATATCATCCGAAGTAGCCTTGATATCCCGTTGAACATCGCCAACATTCAACAACGCGCCTAGGTTGCTAAACGCAATCCCATCAACCGTAATTTGCGATGCGGCGTTACAAAATGTATATACCGTTTGCGCGCCTACCTTGCCTACGGTAAGCCTAACAAATTCCGCATGGTTGATTTGCGGATTATTAACCGCGCTAATCGTTGTCATATCAATACGCCCCTATGATGTATTCCCGAAAAACAAAAGGCCCATCCCATTGTACAAACGCCCCATCCGTCATCGGGTTTAGCGTATATGTAGGGCATTGTTCCGCAACTACGCGGATAACGCAATCCGTACCAACCAATACCGCCGAATCGGCCGCGGATGCAACAATAACGGGGCGATGGATACTTACCGTAACCGTAGAACCGGAACCGCGCAAAACATCCGCCGTAATCTTGTAGGTATAGCCGCCGAATTGGATAAAATCGCCGGCCTTAAAAAGATACGCCGTTGAAGCAATCGATGGCAAAGTTTTTAAAACAATTGTTTGGGTATTGGTTGTTGGCGTTGTAGCGATCTGTATGCCGGTAGGCGTAGTTGGGTTATCGCCTTGGTATTCCATAAACCAAGATAGGTTAGCGCTTTGGAAAAAGATGTTTTCCGGTAATGGCCTATCGTAGTTATCAATGGTTTGGATAACATTACGAACTTGCGGGTAGTACAAATAGTTATGCGGCGTTACGGTAAATACCCAAGGTACGGCCGTTAGGTATTGGGCTACGGTTATGTAGCCGCTACGCGCAACTTGTTGCCCAATCGTTCTCCGATTGTTTACCGTCATCGATTGTTGTATTTCAAAAATGGTTTGAAAACTCATGTTCTACCCCTGCTAACCGCCAACGATTTTGTAGCGTATTGATTTGCCGCCCAAATAGCGTTCGGGCTACCTAAAAGGCGTTGTTCAAATGATTTTGTATCGATAGCGTTAATGTAATTGTTTGTAACCATTGTAGTACCGCCTACGCCCGCTAAAGCATGGTTAGGGATAATGGTTCCGGCCGTGCGCGGCACAAACAGTTCCGGCCCGCGTTCGCCAACGATGCTAGGCGAATTAACGGCGGGGTTGCCGCCATCGGCGTAGCCTGGAAACCCCATTACCGCCGCGGGTTGGTACGGGTTTGATTTCATGCCAAACATAGAACCAAACAAAGAACTTAAAAAGCCCGATGCCGCGGCTTTCATTTGCATCGCCAACATATCTTGAATGATGCTACGCGCCAAATCTTTAAACCCAATCTTGCCGGTTCTAACGAATTTATCAATAGCCGATTCCATGTTGCCCATCAATGAATCAAAAGCCTTTGCGCCCTGTTCTAATTCGGTAGGCATATCGCGTAGGAATCGCATTGCACTTTTTGCAAAGCCTTCTTCGTATGAACCTTGGCGAGTTTGCAATGTTAATTGGTAACGCTGATGCGCAATTGCCAATGCTTTGTTTGCCAATTCAACTTCACGCGCTTCGGCTTCGGCTCGGGCTGTTGCAGTTAAATCCCTGCGGTTATCCAATTCTTCTAAATTAGCCGCCAATTGCTGTCGAATTTGCAAACGTTCGCGTTCCAATGTGAAATCTTCTTGGCGCATGCCTGTTGCTTTCATTTCCAGCAACATCATTTCTTTTTCGTTATCAAGCGCAATGCCCATTAAACGCTGACGTTCAGCAACAGCGGCGTTTCCTTTTTCATAACTTGCAAAGAATTCAGCACGCGCTTTGGCATCTTCTTCAGCCGCTTTTTGAGCATTTGCCGCGCCTTGTGCGTATATCTGCATTTGACGTTTTCTAGCCGCTTCTGCTTCTTTGGATTCAGCAACGGCTCGACCACCGCCAGTTTCCGATTTGGATTTTAAATAATCTGTACGGCGTGGGTCATTGGGATTACGCCCAACTGTTTCACCCATTACCTGAGCGTAGAAAAAATCTAATTTGTCCCTTCGAATTTTTGCTTCCAACGCACTACGGGACATAAGCCCTGTGGTTTCGGCTTCCGTTCCCGGAATTAATGATTTAAAAATTGATATTGTTGTTTGGAATTGTGCAACGATGCCTTCAATAACAAATGCAACGTTTGCCGCCGCAACAGCAACGGATTGGAATACAGTTTTAAATACTTGACCTAATATGTTTGTTTCGCCAGCAAGTTCTTTAATGTAATCAATGCTTAGTTTTAAAACAGGACCAAGTTGCGTAGCCAATGTAAGCATTACATCGCGGGATGTTTTTGCCAATAAATCATAAGTTTCTGCCGCGTCTTTAATTGCTTTTTCTTGTTCTGCAATTAATGGGTTGGTTGTAGAAACTTTGTCAGCAAACCCAACCATGTCCACGCCTTTTGCGGCTTTGGAAAATATTTCCATTGCCTTGGCGTTACGTGTAATTGGGTCTTCAATTTTTGCTAAATTGGCAATCAGTTTATTAAGCAATTCCTCTTGGGACAATTTGCCTAAATCTTTTAAACTAACGCCCAACGCAATGGCAGTTTTCTGTGCCTTGTCTGAACCACCAGCGGCTTCGTCAATAAACTTGGTAAACGCAGACAGCATTTTGCCGGCGTTATCTGCTTGACCACCTGAAGCGGCAAGCGCATTGGACAATTGCAACACTGTGCCAATGGCAACTTCGTTGGCATCAGCAACGTCTGCCAGTTCGTCAGCATATTTAATGGCGGCGGCACTGGCGGCAACCAAAGCCGTAGCACCAATTTTTCCAAATTTTTCTGCTGATTGGCTAAATTGTTCTAGTTTTTTGCCAGCGGCATCTAAACCTCGGCTGAATTCCGCAGAATCTAAGCCTAGAACAACGCCAAGGCGGGCAATCATATTAGCCATGTTTTACCTCAAACAATTTTTTATCAAACCCCTGCGCCTGTGTCATAAACATTAAAAGGCTATCGTTTACAGCCGTTTGTTTATCACTGTCAGGCAATGGTGGATAGATGTAATCATACGCATTACCTAGAACATTGGCTAGTTTATACGGAGGTGCGTTTGATGGTCGCATATAGTTAAACACGCCGTTTGTCAGCGTTGCTAATTGCGTTAACAGTCCGTAATTCCCAACCAGTCCATCGGCATACATCGTTTGGATGTTTGCCATGGTTACATCATCAATGTCTTGTATTGTTTCTAAGGTATGCCCGTTGAAAATCATTGCCGCTTGACATTGGCTTTTCAACGAGCGTATTAGTTTCCCCGCGCTTCCTTATATGTGGGGCTAATAACTTCAGCAATCTTTTCTACAATTTGCATTTGCACAGGCAACGGGAATTCTTCCTCGATATCGGCATACGTCAAATTTTCTAGGCTTGCACCTTCCAATTCAGGAACAAGCAATTTGAAAAATTCAGTAATACGCGCTTCCGTAATAGCCTTGTTCTTAGCCGCTTCACGCATGGAACGTCCGTCAACTAATACATCGTTGTCCGTAAATTTAAATTCTTCGGTTTGCGTTGTTTCAAATTGACGCAATGAAGAAGTAATTTCTACGTAGATTTTTTGAACAGTATCGTCATCAGGTTCAGCAACTTTTTTATAAATTTCATCTGATTCTGAAACCAATGGAATACGGACTTTAAATGTATGACCGCCAAGTTCAAATGAACGGGTCAATAAATTCTTTTTATTGGCTTGGTATTTTTCACCAAACGCGCTTGCGAACTTTGTCATTTCTGTTTTGCCTTGTATTGAAGTAACCGCCTACCGATAATTTCGCCAAGCCTTTTTGCGGTTTGTGGGGCTTGGCTTTCCATTGCTGGACGCAAGAATGGATGCGCCGCGTTATGCGCAGAACCAAATTCTTGCGCTATTGCTCTTGCGTCATATGGGAAATCAATTGATTTTGCAAATTCTTTAAATTTTGCTCTATATTCTTTTTTATCAGAACGATACAAAGATTCATTTTCTGCAAAGAATTGGTTTCTAAGTTTCTTTGGAAACGCTTTTGTCGTTACAGCCGCAATGACTGTATCCGTTTCGTGGATGTATTTTGAACGTTTGTCTTTTCTTGTTGGACGTCTAGCCTCAACAATCAGTGTTCTTGACAATGCACCAGTATCAACAGGCGCGGTTGATTTTGCCGTGGTAAGAACAGGCTTCATTGCCTCGCGTACAGCGGGAACTAATATTTTACTTTGGGCTTTTTTATCACCAATTTCACCAGCGAGTTCATCAAATGCGGCAAGCACTTCTTTCAAACCTTCAACTTTGAAAGATACTCGCATGGTTTAACCCGCCTTGATAATTTTATGGAAAATTAGGTGATTAACTTGCAACGCGTAATCAACGACTTCTTCGGGCGTTAATTTGTCGGCATGATTCTGAGCAATTTGATGCGCAAGCGTAACCGCAGTCATACGTTGCTGAGAAAAGCCAAACCAGTCTTTTCGTTCACTGGCTTGGCTTACTAGGAAACCCAACAAATCGTTTGTGTCTTTTATTGTCGTTGTCATA